GGCGGAGTAGCCATAAGTGCTGCCTTTGTGGCGCACCTCGACGGTGTAGTCCACCGCGCCCTCATCAAGCACGCCGGCCGGGATGGTGTAGCTCTCCAGGTTGCTCGTCTCATCGCCTGAGTCGTGGACGACCGTGCCATCGGAGACCCGCGTCACGCGCCACTGCGAGGCGGTATGCGTGTCGCTCCCGTTGACGACGGCAAACGCGCTTGACTCGATGACCGGCTGCTCGGGGATATCGGTGGCGTTATCGGCAGGCGAGGTGATGGTCGGCGTGTCGATGAAAATATCGGCCGTGACGAAGCTGGTCGCCTCCGACCAGGCCGAGTACTCGCCGTTGTCATCCTTGTAGCGCACCCGCCAGTAGTAGGTCGTCAGCGTCGAAAGATTGGATGCAGGCGTGTAGCTCGTCGCCGTGCCCGCGACCTCATCATCGACCTCGGTCGTTGCAAAGTCCGAGACGGTGGAAACCTGCCACTGGGCGGCGGCCATCGGCACGCCGTAGAGGCTGTAGTAGTCCGAAGCCTGGAGCGTCGGGGTGAGTGTCGTGCCGCTCGTTGTATCGGCGGGCGATTGATTCACCGGCTGCGGGATGAGCGGCGTTGGCCCGACCACAAGCCCGCCGGCGGTCGCGCCGTCGTGGATCACCAGCTTGGTGTTCTCAATATCAAAGGTGACTTCCCGCGCATCACCGACGTAGGTGTCGCGCTGGTCGGCGGGGACATAGGGGAGTTTCAAACGACTCATACGACCGCTCCAAAATCAATGTCAGTATCGGTAATCTGGCCCCCGGAGATCGCGACAGCCCCCGCGCCCTGGGTCGCCAGGCTATTCAGGCCGAGGTTTTCGCGGGCGGTGGCGGTGGACTGGACGTCGGCGAGGTTGTTTGCGGCAATGAGCGCCGAGCTCGCGTTAATCGCGTCAATCCAGGCACTGCCTGTCCACACCCGCAGCGCTCCGGTGGCGGAGTTGAAATAAAGCGCGCCCGTGGCGAGTGCATCCCCATCGTTATCCGTGCTCGGATCAGTTGACTGGGCGCCGAGGAAGGCATCATCGAAGGTGTCAAGCCGGGTGGCCGCGAGTGAAGCGCTCTGCGCGGCGTTTGACTCAGACGCGGCGGCATTGCTCTCGGACTGCGCGGCGGCCGACTCTGAAGCCGCTGCGTTACTCTCCGAAGCTGATGCCGCATCCCGACTCGCTTGCGCCTGCGATTCCGCCGACTCGGCATCGGTCTGGGCCTGCTCGGCGCTTACCCGCGCGCCATCCGCCTTGGCGGCGTGATGCTTTGCTGAGTACCGCCCCGCCTCGACCTCGACGTCTTCGGCGCTATCCGCCCACGCCTCGGCCTGATCGCGCGCACTCGCCGCATCGTCTGCGGCCGCCGGGGCCGAGCGAATAAACACAATGTCATCGGCGACGGTGGTGACGTCGGTGAGATTGTTGGCGACGAGCGTGACATCGGAAGCGACGTTGGAGACATTGGTGATATGCGTGGTGATCGAGGCGACAGCGGTGATGGGGTTTAGGTTGGCATTGACGTTGCCAATCTCCACCGTCGATCCCGCCACGCTCGTCACATCCGCGCTAATGCCTGCCACGGTGCTCACGTCGGCGCCAATCTGGCCAACCTCGCGCACCTCGACGATGTTGTCGTTCACCGTCTGGTAGACGGCGAGGTTATCCACGGCGGTGATGAGATAGCCATCCGGCGTGCCGTCGGTGCCATCCCCCACATCGGCGATCGAGCCAAGGTCATAGCTCTGATCGGCGGTGAAATTCGGTGAGAGCAGATCGCCCGCGACTTGGTTGATTGAGCCAATGTTGGTCGCCGCGGCGTTGACGTTCGGGATATCGGCGCTGACGGTGTCGATGGCCTCAATCGAGCCAGCCACCGATTCGATATCCGAGACCGCTTCAGTGAGGTCATTAGCGACGGTGACGATGGCGTTAATGCTGCCGGCCGCGGCGTTGACACTGGTGATGTCCGCCGAGACCGTTTGCACCTGCGCGATGTCCGCCGCCACCGTGCCAATGGTGTCCGCCCCGGCCAGATCCGACGCCACGGTCTGGACATCGGCAATGCCGCCCGCGACGGTGCCGATGGTGTTTGGCCCTTGGATATCCCCCGCAACGGTGATCACATCCGGGCGCGTCGCCCAGTGCTTTGCTGAAAAGCGAGTCCCGTCGACTGTGCCATCGGTCTTGTTCGCCCAATCGCGGGCGGTATCCCGCGCAGCCTCGGCGGCGGCCTGGGCGGCCTCGACCTCAGAGACGTCAATCGCGAGCTCGGTCTTCGCGGTATCCCGGCTGGCGCCGGCGGTATGGCGCACGGTGACGACAAAAAGATTCTTAGTCGCGGGATCGCGGAAGATGTCATTGACGAAATAATCCGCCCCATCGGCGTAATCGCCGCGCCAGCGGAACCCGGCGAGCAGGGTCATCGCGCCGTTGGCATCAAAGCCGACCACGCGGTTACGCCGCTCGGTGGCGCTTGCCACGACCTCATGATCTGAGCCATCGGCGACGAGCTTTAGCGACCGATCGACCTCGCCCTCGACATCGGAGAATCCCGAAGCGACCGAGTCAAACTTCGCATCCACCTCGTCCGAGCGCACGGTGGTCCCGGGCTGGAAGCGCTGCGCTTGTGATGCATTGCTGTAATACCTAGCCACGACGTAGCCTCCGTGATTCGTAATTCAGGGTGTAGCCGTAGAGCACATGCGGCTTTGAGACGCTCTCTGAGTAGATGGCGAAGTTAATACTCGACCCCGCCCCAGCGACATCGACAGGCTCATTCGCCATCACCGGAGCGGACCAGGCAAAAGCGCCCCAGTCATCCACGCCCCAGAGCCCGCCGCCGAGTTGATAGTCGAGGAAATAGCGGCCATGCGGCGCCGACTCATTGGCGCCGAAGTCAAAGGCGGGCTTGACCGAGATGGTCGTGTCCGTGCCCGAGCCGATATCAAAAAACGCCCGGCGGTAGCGCTTTCTCACATTCGCGGAATCGAGATCGGTGTAGGCAAGCGCGATGAACGCGCGAATGGCGGTGCCATTGAACGACTCCGCCCCGTTATCGAGCCGATGCACCTTGCCCGCGTCATCGCCGATGAGCATCGCTTCCTCGCCGGAGTCGAGCTCGGTGGTGTCGGCGACCACGGGCTGGTCGAGAAACTCCACCGTGGTGATCCCGGTGGGGCTGTAGTAAACGCCCGTCTTGTCATCGAAGAACACCCGATACTGCGCGCGCTTTTTGGAGATGAGCGCGCAGATCACCCGGTCGACGTAGCCTTCGTCGGTGAATAGCGGCTCGATGGCCGCGCCGGCTTGGAACGGGGTAAAGTCACCGAAGTCGTTGGAGGCCTGCAGGTTGGTGATACCGCGCTCGGCGACAAAGAACGGCTCCATCATCGAGCGCAATGAGTAAGGCTTGCAGCCCGATGAGGGCAGCGTGGTCTTTAGCTCGAACTGCGCCGCCGATGTGCCATAGAGGCCTTGCATGGAATCGCGGCAGGCGATGTGCAGCACGTTGCCGCGCCCGGCGATCAATCCGGTGAGCGTCTGACCGACCCCAATCTCCCCTGCCCCCTCGGTGGCGGCATCCCAGGCGTTCGGCGTGCCGGGACCTGAGAACTGCAACGAGCCCGCCGCAAAGCCAAGAAAAAGGTGGTTTTTATGCAGGGCGATGAACTTCGCCCCCGAGGGCGCGTTGGTGAGCTCAGTGAGCGTGCCATCGGCCTTGAGCTCCCAGGGCTTGCCCTCGCCGACAAAGTAGAGCGCGCGGCCGGTGTTGGTCGCGTAGACATTGCCCTCGATGAACTCATGGCGCGCCTCGTTAAGCGTGCCATCCCCGCCACTGACGACGTCCCAGTCATCGGTCGCGCCGTTGTAGACATAGAGCGAGGCGGTGCCATCGCCGTTGCCGCGGATCGCGTAGTGCTGATCGGCAAAGGTCACCACGCCGAGCATCGGGCCGCTGCCGGGCACCTCGCCGCCAACCTGGGTGTAGCCCTCAATGCGCCGATAGCCACCCGTCACCGGGCACTCGTAGTTCACTGCGTAAAAAGATTTGCCGGGTTCTAGTTGGCGTGGGGGCTTGACCAGATCAATGCCACCGCCGAGCGGGATATAGGCCGACTGTGTCATGCGAGCGGCCCCTGGATCTCGACGCGCGGCAGCTCGCGGTTGACGAGCTCCTGGTAGACCTTATCGAAGCTGTAGCGCGCCTGCTCAACCACCTCGGGGGCGTTTTCATAGAGCCCGTACTGGAACATCGCCGCATAAACGATTGCGTAGTGATACTCACGCGGGCAGCGCGGCACGTCGGTATTCGCCTCAAGCCGCTGCGGGCGCTTCCAGTACTCGAACTCAAGCGTCGCCCCCTCGGCGGGGAATGATTCAAAGTGAATCAACCCATCCGGGGCGATAGAAGCCGTGCGAATCACCGACTGCCCCGAGGGCGCACGGTACTCGGCGCGAAAATCCTCCCAGGTAATGAGGTTGATCTTCGTGTCGCCGATATAGACGAACTCATGATCGAGCACGCCAAGATCCGCGGGCAGGGCGTAGTCGCGAAAGTCCTCAGAGAGCTCCACCTCGCCGCGCGCCCAGGAAAAGCGCCAGCGCTCGTGGCGCTCCTGCAAGCGAATCCACTCATTGCGAACCCACTCGACAAGCCGCGCGTACTCGCCCGATTGCCCCTCCACGTTTGCGGGCCCTGTGCCGGCCGCTCCCACCTCGCGGCGCAGTGCCTGGCAGAGCTCGAGGAACGTCATCGCTTAAGCCTCGCCGTGGACCTGAAAGGGATAGCTCAGCACTTCCTGGCGCTGCATATTGGTCGGGTCGTAGACGTACTGCACCGCATTGGAGAGCGCCTCAACGACGGAGGCCGGAACGGTCACCGTCTCGCCGCGGCGGATGGTGTAGTTGTAGCCGTTCACGCCCACGCGCACGGGTTGCTTGTCCTGCGAGTCGGTGGCAATGGTGATGCGGTACTTCTTCCCGCCGGTGCCCTTGGCAAGGCTGCCACCCTCCTTTGGGGCCGGCGTGGGCTCGCCCAGGTGCGCTTTAATGCGCTCAGCGAGCTTTGCGTCGGTGATGTTCGGGCGGAACTCGATTCCGAGATCAGCGGCGGTGGTCTCCAGATCCTCGCGGCTCATCTCATTGACGTTGATTTCGGACATTGCGGTTCTCCATGTCGGAAACAAAAAGCCCCCCGCCGGCGTGCCGACAGAGGTCAGGGGGTATGGGGGAAGGGGTTATTTCTTGGCCGTCTTGGCCGATCGCTTGAAGTCTTTATCGCTCGGGCGGCCCTTCTCGCCCTTGCGCTTCATGCGCTCATCAGCGCCGTTCTCAATGCGCTTTCGCTTCTGGTGGATATTCTTGTACAGGCCATCTTTTGCCATCACGCAAAACCTCAATGAAAAAGGGCGCCACCCCGCAGGATGACGCCCATCACCGATCAGCTAAGATCAGTCGCCGCACACTCAAGCCGCGCGACCCAGTCCTCGTTGAGGATCTTCGCGACAAAGTAGGTCTTCCAACCCACCGAGCCCTTCTGGCCAAGCGGGTCGCCGCCACGCGGGGTGTCGGGGTTCAGGACCTTCGGCGTGATCGCGGCCGCGCCCTTGAGCGGCACCAGGCCGTAGGCGTCCTTCGCGACGTAGACGATCGGATACACGTCGACGTTGCTGCCGCCATCGGAGAGCGTGCCGTTCAGCGTCGCACTACCCGCGCCCTCGTAGTTATCGAGCACCGGGGAGAGCACATAGCGCACGTCCTCGACCTTGCCGATCTCGTGCGGGAGCGCTTCCATCGAGCCGTACTGCTCCGTGGGCGTGAACCCGGGCATATCCCGGATGTCGGCCTCAAGATCAGTGTGGGCAAAGGCGATGAAAGCCGGCGCCACCGGAGTCGTCTCATAGTTGGGCGAGGCGGAGATCATGCTGGTGACCTTCTTGCCTCGGTTCGACTTGAGCGACCGGGTGATCTGGCGCTGCTTATCAAGGCTGACCGGCGTGTTCACATCCGAGCGGCTGGTGCCGTTAGAGTAGAACACATTGGTGCCGGCCCGTAGGGCGCCCCAGGTCTGGATCTCGACGGTCTCAGCGGCCTGCTCGCCGCAGAGCATCGAGGCGTCCGAGAGCACCGGGTCCTCGGCCAGGTCGTTGACCACATCGGTGATCTCGACAAAAGCACCCCACTGATCGAGCTGGACCTGCACGTCCTCGTACTGCATCTGCTGCGCGGTGGGGGTCGTGCCCTCGACGAGCGGCGTGGTCAGCGTCGAGAACGGAACCGGGCGCCGGAACTTGACGGTATCGGCCTTGTTCTTCGGCAGCGGCTTGGACAGGCCAAACTTACTCAGGACAAGGATGGGCTCCGCGTGCTGGAGCATTTCGGTAGCGGCCCACGCAGCGGTGCGCTGCGAGATCGAGCCATAAGTCGTAGTCGCCATGGTGATTTACCTCTTTTTGGCGTAGTGATCGAATGCTGCCTCGAAGTCATCCGGCGCACCTCCACGCGGTGATGTCCCACGACGGGACACGGTCTGCGCGGATGCCAGACGCTCCTGGCGTTTATCAGCGGAATTGCCGCCAGCTCCCTTGGCCTGCGACTTGTAGAGATCCATCAACGCGGCTGCTTCGGCGGCGTCATTGGATTCCGTCAGTCGACGTAGACTCTCGGGCTGCTGGTTGAGCCATTCAGCAAACGCCGGCGCAGACACCACTTCGCGCCAGTCCGGGTGACGGGCCTGTAGCGCGTCGACCTGGCTTTGGAAGTATTGGTCCTGGGCCTGTTGCTGGATGGGTTGTACAGCCGACTGCAGTTGCGCAATCTGCTGCTCTAGTTGCGCTTGTCGTTGCCGGTCTTCCTCTCGCTGCTTAGCTTCGGTCTGTAGACGGGCATCAAGCGCATTTGCCACTTCCGGGAAATCCTCTTTCAGCGACTCCCAGTCCTTCACGCCTGCTGCATCGGCAGCATCCTGGCGCTTCTGGTCCTCGCTTTTGGACTCACCGGCGGTGCTCTGGACCTGCTGCAATTGACTGTGCAGCTGGTTGATCTGTCGCTGGTACGCCCCGAGCCGGCCACGCTGACTGGCCTCGGAGTGTTTTAGCTTCTGGTTCTCCGCCTCAAGCGCCTTGAGACGCGCGGAGACATCATCCTCGCCCACTCCCCCGTCGGCGTTTTGATCGTCGCTCTCAGGCGCTGTCTCGGCCGGCTCGGGCGCTTCTTCGTCGGTGGGCGCGTCATCGGTTGGGCTTTCGG